TTTGACTGAGGCATTACCTAGTGTAGGGGCTGGAATGTGAACTACGTCACCCTTCTTACCCTTGAAGTTCATCTTTTTAACAAGATTAGCCAACACCAAGTTTTTCTTGTATGTGGCAATGATTTCATCACTCCAAATTTCGGGGATGAACGTTGCACCTGTGGTGACTGTTACGTGAGCTGTTCCTAAAGGCATTTATAATTCTCCTAAGAATTTAATTTTGATTAATAAAAGTTATCTAACCCTACCTTCAGCGTATGCTGCCATGATGTCTGGCTCCATAGCTTCATATCGGTTCGGGTCTGTCATACGTAGCCGGATAAGGTCGGCACGACGATATACTTTCTTAGATGATTCCCCAGTACCTCCAACATCAACTGCTGCTGCTGTCAAGTTTTGCTTGCGTACAGCATTTCCTGCATCTGTGGTTTGTTGTGTTTTAGATGTTCGGATCTGTTTAAATGTTGAGAGTAATTCATCTGCAGCATTGAAATCATAATTAGCATCAGCCATTGCATAGATATTAAGTCTCATGGGAGAGGCTTTAACCCACTCAATAAACTCACCATCACGTACAACGTCTGCAAAGTCAGGATGCTTCTTAGTGAGCATTGCTTGTGTCTGAATTTGTCGAAGCTGTGTTGAAGCTTGTTTAGCGGCTAATACATCAGGATGATTTGTAACTGCTCGTTGAATCGCTGACTTGGGATCTTCAAAGAAGTCTATCTCATTCTCTACTTGCGGAGGCTGTGTCGCTTGCTTCGTGGAGAGTTGCTGTTTAATAAGTTCATCTGCTAATCGTCGAACTTCACCTACTTCCTGAGCTTGCCTACCAATAAGCTTTTCAGCCTCTTGGTGCATGGTCACGATGTCTTCTAAGCTTTTACCCCGATACTTGTCGGGAACTCTAGGAGAATCTTCTTGAGTCTGTGCAGGAGCTGTATTACTACGAGCTGCCTGTTGTTCTTCTACTGCGTCAAATTCACTTCTACCCAGTTCTTCATGGTCAATGAGAGCCATACCTACCTTTCGTCCTGCCCTGTACGGGTTCTAGGAGTGTTATAATTGAATTCAGAATTAGTCACCTTCGTGGGATGCGTTCTGTCTCTTTTCTTGTCTGAGCTTTTCAGCTCTTACCTGTACCCACCTGTCGGAAGCTGAAGGGAAATCGCCTGAGCAACCATCCAGCTTTATCCTTGGGGAGGATACAACCCTGATAGCGTCCTTACTACATACCTTGCATTTAGCTGTGGTATGATCGCTATCAACCAGCGATTCAGTTACGTGATCGTTAGGGCATACGAAGTCGTATAGACGCTTAGTCATTTAACAACTCCTCATACACCTTCTCACACGTAGCCTTACGCCCTAAGATTAATTCAATAATGTCTAACTGTCCTTGACGATAAAATAGTGTTTGTGTATCGTTGACAGTAGATAAATTGTTTAAACTAACCTTAATCTCTTCAAAGTCTTCAATTAAGAAGCCCCAACCCTTAGTACTCATCGTATTAAAGGTTTCTTCGTAATATTTCTGTAAATCAGGGGCCATAAGGCTTATCCTTCTATGTAGTACTTAACAATAGTGTTATTGTAGCATAAAAACAACACTTTGTCAAGTCTTTTGTTAACTATTTACTGCTTCTACATCAATTTCATTGCTTCATTGACTTGTTCATCATCTGAAGGCTTGCAATACGCTCATTGGAGGCAATATCAGCAGCTTTCAGGTTAACTTGCTTCTCTTTGAGCATCATGTCAGCCAGTTTCAGACGCTTTTCAAAGTCACCACCGTTATCTAGGTTAGTTGCAGCTGCCTGAACAATCTTTACACGGTGCTCTTCAGGGATCATCTGAGCTTCAATCATGGTTTTCTGAGCTTCAGCTTGTTGTTTCTGAGCTTTAGACTGCAAGTCAGCTACTTGAGCTTGTGCAAGTTGCATCTGAGCCATCTGTTGCTGTTGTTGAGCTTCAGCAGCTTGAGGATTAGGTTGTGACATCTGATCCAAAGCCTTCATCAACTCACCACGGTTAGACAATGAACTGTTCTGCAAGATGCCTTTAAGGATCAATGGCAATACTGGCGTATTAGGGCCAAGTGTCTGCAAGAGTCCAATCATCTGTTGTTGCTCAAACTCTCGTGCCAAGATACCCAAAGTAGCTGTAGGTACGAATGTCATGTCAACTGAAGGATAACGCTCACTGTCAAACTGCATATAACGGAAGGCAGCTTTGTTAATGAACGGGATCATGAAGTCTTCTTGGAAGTTACTCAAGGTACGTTTGTACTTCTTGATTATACCTGCCATAGCCATAGACATACCACCAGCACCTGCATCACGAGGTACGTTAGATGGCATACCTGCGCTGTCAACTGTGCCTGTAGCTTGTAGAAGCATACGCTCAAAGTTCTGCGCTGCTACAGCTGAGCTGCCATCAGTCTGACCGAACTTGAAGGGATACAAGATCTCAGAAGGTGCACCATTGGTCAAGATAGCCTTACCGGGCTTAATCTCAAACTTAGCACCACGGGGAAGCCTTGTAGCGTCCATAGCAATCATAGGTGCTGTGGTTAGAGCCATTGAGTCCATCTGAGCACGAAGTTGACCATCAATAGCCTTCTGCATATTGTAGGCTTTCTCCATCGTACCTCGACCCCAGAAGCGACCGGGGACTGTATCGTCTTGGTAGGCAATAACTGGTCTGTCCTTCATCATGTAAGGATTAGCTTCAGCCTTCAAAAGGATTGAGTCATTGGCAATAACAACAATAGCTTCAACAAGGTCTGAGTGGTTATCAGCTACGGAGTCATCTGGGAACAGGTCTGTGATCTCACTGTCACCCTCTTCCAAGCCTTCTAAGTACTCACGAGGCACTAAGCCATAGTAAGTTAACAACTTTACCTTGTCATCTTCAAAGGCTCGTAGATCCTGTGTTGGCTCAAGCTTAGAGTCATCGTACTGAGGTGTGATGTCTACTTTCTTGTATATGCCATTCTCAATACCTGCAACCACCTTGTGAATGGAAACATACTTCTCGATAGCAACGCCCAAAGCATCGTCAATGGAATCAGCATTAGGATCAATAAGGAAGTTCTTAGGATTGATAGGCTTGATCTTAACTGCAACACGATCCTTCTCCTGAACTCCAATGGCTGCTGCGTTAGCGATACCGGGGATAGCCTGAGTAGCTGGAATGTACTCTTTCTCAGACTTAACAATGATCTCACCAATACCAGTACCGTAGATCTCAGCCATCAACTCAATGTGATCTACTGACTTCTTAATCTTATCTCTCTTGAAGTCTTCGTGGAGTTGAACCTTGATTTGTTCAACATCAAATGGATTACCGTTGACATCTAGGACATCATCTTGAATGTCAAAGAACTCACCTTGACCAAAGATAGCTTCCATGATCTCAGCGTGACGAGTCTCCACAGCTTGCTGAGAAGCTGGAGAGATTATGCGGCTACGCTCTGACTCACGTTGCTTATCATCAGCAGACCACTGACCACGGAAGATACGCTCATACTCTTCCCATGCGTCAATGTAGTTAGCATCTCGGTGGTCACGCCAACGCTCAGTGTGGTCTACAATCCAAGAGGTAAGTTCCTTCTCAGACTCTGTAGGTTCCTCGAAAGGACTATCTTTACCGTTTTCATCCATAATTAACCTTTAAAGTTTTTTCCACTCTTCATAAGACATATCAGTCATAGCACCGCCTTGTGCTTTTTCATGTTCATATTGAGCACGACTGTTAGTCTCACGAACTTTAAGAGCTTCCTTTTCTTGAAAGTCCATGTTTTTTTTATTTTGTTGACGGCCTTCTTCAGTAGCAAGAGCGTCTTTATAATTACGTTCTGAACTACGTATACGAGCATTTACTTCATCTTGATCAAAGTTTTTTGAAAAACCTTTTTCACCTGCATTTTTACGATTTAAAGCATCTTGACTAATAGTACGCTCATATCCAGCATATCGTTTAGCTTGTTTTTCATCTTCAACTGAATAACCTGAAGAACCACGTTTGTATTTATCTGAAGTAGCCATTTTTAATTCCTATGTATGTTAAGTTAATAACCTGCAATCTTATCGTAAACTTCCCACTCATCTTCTTCGTAGTCAGCGTTATAGTTAGCGATGGCTAGTTGGTCGATATAGCTAAGTGCATCTACTAAGTCATCATGCACACCAGCTGTGGGAAACATAATCAGTTGATCTTTGAACTCATCCCAGTCTTCATCTTCATTGAAGGATACCCTTCCATGCTCCATCCGACCTTGTAAGCTCCAGACAACCCTGTCAGTCTTCTTCTTGTTACCATGCGTTAAGTCTTGAATGTGAGAGTAGATGTTATTCTTCCTCATCAAGTCATTCAGGTATGGCAGTACAGCATTCTTCAATGCTCCTCGCTCAATACCTAACGCTGTAGGTTGGTAGTCTCTAATCACCTTTAAGATGTTAACAGCAGTCTCTCTGATGTCCCATCTACCATGTTGGATCTTAGCTACCCACCAATCACCATTATCTTTTAACTTAACAACTGCAATAGCTGTCTCGTCTAGTCTTTTCTTAGATGCACCAGCATTCTTACCAACCTCTTCAAAACCTGCTAAGTCAATAGCTACAATGTAACTACCGTACTGAGGTTCCTTAGCTGTCTTGAACCATTCTTCTTTAAAGACATCAGCTCCTGCAGTATCGAAGCTAGACAAGTACTCCTGCTTGAATGCAAAGGAACTCAATGTACGCTTTGCAGCCTCAATCTCCTTAGGATCAATAGTTTCATTGTCCTGTGTTGTGAAGTGCCAGCTCTTCCACTCTTCGTCTACGTCTTTACCAAGGTTAAAGATGTCATAAAACCAGTTCCTACCAGACGGTGTGCTAATAAATAAAGCCCTACCCTTTTTGTCCGATAGCGATGCTCGTATAACCTTTTCCCAGATGTCCTGCTTAATAAAAGCACATTCGTCTAGCACAACATAGGTTAGTGAGACACCTCGCAAAGAATCAGGATTATCAGCTCCTCGCACTAGG